AATGGTTACTGCTGCAACTAATATTAGTAACCAGCAAACACAGACGCAAGGCAGCTTAGAGGGTGAGCGACTTAGAAATGTTTCTGCTGAAAAAATTGCTAAATTACAGCGTGATACACAAATACTAATGCACAACACCCCGGCGGCTCAAAGACCTACCGTGGAAGAAAATGCTATTCGTGATTTCATGAAAGCAGGGTTGTCATACAGTCAGGCTTACGAGAAAGTAAAACAAATTGGCGGTGAAGTTAAGCGCGGATTGACATACGATCAAGCCAGCGACAATGCACAAAAAATCTTGGACAACCCAATGTACATGATGCAGATACAGAAAGAAGCCAAAGCGGCTGGTAAACCTGCCCCAAGCATGGAAGAAGTCCACAAAAAATTAATTAGTGATGCACTAAATGATGCAAACAACTATAAGCCATCAAGCGGCACTTCACCAGCTACCAGTACACCTCAGCCTACAATGACAGCGGCACAAGCAGCCGCATTGGCAAAGTACGGAGCTAAATAATGGATTTGCAACAGGTATTGTCGTCGCTTGAAAAAGCAGATGCCGCTGGAGATACGCAAGCAGCCCAAGCATTAGCCGATTTAGCGAGAAGCCTTATGGCTGCTCCGCAGCCTGTTGCTCCAGTTGCCAAGCCTGCTGGGTTTTCCCTTAAAGACCTTGGCACTTCTTTTGGTCTAGGCGCTATTGGTAGCACCAAATCCATTACCGATGTTGCTGGCGCTGGTAATGCTGCGTCTGAATATCTGGACACCGCAAGCAAAAGTTTACAGAGTCAATATACACCAGAACGACAAGCTGAGATGGAGCGCCAACAGCAGCGCATGAAGCAAGCTGAAGAGTCTGGCAGTACATTGCAAGAGGTTAAAGCCGGTTTACAGAACATCTACGAAGCGCCGTTACAGTCTGTTGCCCAAGGTGTTGGCTCGTTTGTTCCGTATATCCCAGCCATGTTTGCTGGCCCCGTCGGTGCTGCTTTGGGATTAGGTAAACGTGCAGTAGCTGCCGCAGACGTAGCAGCCAAAGTTTACACGCGAGGCGTTGGTACAGCACAAGGACTAGGCTCTGTAAAAGACGCTATTTACGATGCTGTTTACAAGGCAGAAATACAAGATGGAACATCTGAAGAAGAAGCCAAACGAAAAGCTGATGAAGCACAATCCTATGGTGGTAAGAACCTAGCCCAGATTGGACTTGGCGGGGGACTTGGTTACCTTGCTTCTTTGGGTGGCACTGAGGCATTCCTAACTAAAAAGGGCAGAGAAAAAGCTGGTGAGAAAACATTGATTCCTCGCGTTGCTCATGCCGTCGGAGAAGAAACGATCACCGAAGGCGCACAAGGTGGGCAAGAAAGACTTGCATCTAACATCGCTCTACAGAACACTGGGCGGGATGTACCCACATTCCAAGGTGTTGCGGGTCAATTTACACAAGAGGGCGTCATTGGTGGTCTTACCGCCGGTCCTGTTGCTGCTATCAGCGGTGGTAAATCTAAAGCTGACATTGAGCAAGAGCGACTCAAAAAGGAAAAAGAGCAGTTTGACGAGCAGCAAAAGGCGTTCAATGCTCAACAAGAGAAGACCAAAGAGAACCTGCAAGTACCGCAAACACTTGCTTTACCTGCCCCGTCTAAAAAGATTATCCCTGCCAAAGAAGAAGCAGGACTTACCAATCCTCTTGGGAACATCACCAAGGAAGAACTTGGTCCTGAAATTTCTGGTTACTTAGACCAACATAGGCAGCAAAATAACCTTGCCCCGCTTCAGTCGTATTCGATTGAGGATGTCAAAGATGCCATGACTCAAGTAAACCCAGAGGGTGAGAAAGGCGCTCTGGATTCCATCCTTACGGCTAAAACTGGATTCTCAGGTGAAGAGAAGTACACCCCGCAGGACGTTGTAAACGCAGCAGTTGAGAAGAACGTTGCCCATGAGACAGTGGGGTTCCAAGACTTCCTTCAACGGACAACAGGTGAGCGTGATCTAAACACGATGTCACAACCGCAGTTGTACTCTGCGTTTAAAGCATTGTCGGACATGAAACGGGAAAGCACCAATCAGCAACTTGTTTTACCCCAAGGTTCTAATGCATCTCGGTTTACACAGGATCAGTATGACAAGGGACGGTCATACGTTACCCAACAGCTTGCCAGTGGTGAGCCTCTTGTTGCTTCACCTACCCGAGAAGCATTAAAAGGTGTTACTGGTCTGAAGACTGACCGGGACGTTCACACTCTTCTTCAATCACTGATTCAGAACGAAGACCTGAATGTTGCCAAAGCAGGTAGTGACTACCAGATCACATCTGCTACCCCTGTAAAGGATGCACGGGCACCTCTGCCTAAAGGTTACTCGATTGAAGAGGGAACCTACGCAGAAGGTGAACGCCCCGCTGGCTATGAGATTACCCCCGAAGGTCGTGGTAAACCTCTCACCACCGTTGATCTTGAAGAAGAGGTAGCTCCAAAGATTGAGCGGTTGACAGGACTGAGGCAGCAAGAAGCTGCCAAAATGCTTGCTGATGTAAACAGATACTCCGGTGTGGTTAAAGCTGGTCAGACATCTTTAGATGGGATGGAAGCCCGTGGTTTAACTGGAACCGAAGGCTACGCTAAAGAGAAAGCCAATCAAGCTCGTCGGGAAGATGTACTGAGTCGACGCATTAAAACTTTGATGGATCGTATTGAGGAGATGTCTGCCCCTCTCAAGTCAAAGCCCGTTGGTACAAAGCCAGTTACCACCAAGAAGAGTACCCTTACCAAAGACGGTAAAGTCCTTGGCACGTTCCCATCTCGTTTAGATGCTGAAGCCAGTATGCTGGCGCAGCTTACAGATGCAGAGCTAAATACATTGGCTACAGACACTCGGTTTGGTGGCATCACTGACCGGGCAGTGCAAGAACAAGAACGCCGTAAAGCCCCTCCGGGGATGCGCGTTAAAGGAACAGAAGCAGGATTAGCCAAAGCCGGTGTTTACACACAGTCTTCACCTGAGATGGCAGAACTAGAGAAGAACCTAGTTGCCGCTCTGTCCAAGTTTGGTTTAAAGGACGTAGCCCTTAAGGTTGTACGTGCCATCAGTAACAACGCCGCAGGTTCTTACGAAGCAAAGCTGATCAAGATTGCTTTTGATGTTGCTAATCCAGTTAGAACCATGCGGCATGAAGCGGTACATGCCCTAAAAGAGCTTGGATTCTTCACCAAGGATCAATGGCGTATCCTTGAGAATAAAGCAAAGAATGACTGGGTACAGACGTACCTAGCAAGCAAAAGGGCTGTTGTTGATGGTAAGGAAATGTCCCGTCTGGACGCTTACAAGAAACTAGGTCTGTCTGAGTCCGAGATTCTGGAAGAAGCTATTGCAGATGCCTTTGCTGACTTTGATGTAAACAAAGCACCACCCGGCATGATGATGGCGTTGCTGAACAAGCTCCGCAACTTCTTCAAAGCAATCCGTCAAGTACTGACCGGGGCAGGGTTTGAGTCTGCCGAGGATATCTTTGGCAAGATCGAAACAGGTAAGCTGGAAAGCCAGATGGACAAGGCAGATAAGGCCGGTGATACCGTTGAGAAGAAGCAGGAAAAATATTCCTTACGATCAGATCGCAGCAATGGGTCTTTTGCTCCTGATGACAAAACCATCAGCACTCGTAAACCAAAATCCGGTAAGGCACCTGAAAACTACCTGACTGAAAAATTAAATGTTGGCATTGGTGTTGTCAAAGAAGATGCTGTACTGCTGAAGAAACACGCAGACCTTGTAAGAAATGACCCAATGATGGGGACGTTTAAATCAGACTCTGATGAAGAAACATTGAATCATTTTATTGAGGCTCTGAAAGACAATCTGTTGCATCTTTGGAACTCCACCCCACAAAAGATTAGGGACCGGAGTCGCAACTGGTACAAAGGTGCAAACAAGATTGCCAACAATCTGGCAGATGGTGCAGACATTTCCGAACGTGCAGCATCAGGCGTGTTAGCTGCTCTGAGTCCACAAACACCTTGGGATGTAAACGTAAGCCAAGCAGCCCGAGTCATCACAATTTGGAAAAACCATCAAAACACAGTTGCTGATTCAGCAATGTATGACTGGTTTAACAGCAAGATAGCTATCCTTGATAAGGCAGACATTCCTTCAGATGCAATGATTGCATTGCGAGATGCAGTTAAGGATAAGCCTTTTGGTCAGACCCACCCAGACATTCAGGCTTGGTGGCTACGTGCTTACGATGAGACTCACCACAGCAGGGAATACCATTTGGTAGCCCCAGAGGGTGAGAGTGCTGGTTTGATGTTGAAGAAGAATGGTGAACCTGCTAACATGCCTTGGGGTAATACAGGGAACATTGACAAAGCCTTGTCCATTCTCAATGATGATTCCATGAGCAACATCAGTGAACAGATGGGTGATGCTCATAAAGTTCGTTCGTTCTACAACAACATTGTTGAACCAGATTCCAAGGATGAACACGTAACCATTGACACCCATGCAGTAGCTGCTGCCCGGATTGAACCATTAAGCGGTAGCGCACCTGAAGTTCTACAAGCATGGGGTGGCAAAGGGTCTAGCGATGTACATGGGCAGGGTGGTTTATACGGTGAATATGCCGAAGCCTACCGCCGTGCAGCGCAAGAGCTTGATGTTCTGCCGCGAGAAGTTCAGTCAGTAACTTGGGAAAAGATTCGTGGTTTCTTCCCAGATACGTTTAAAACAGAGAAGGCAACTAAACATGTTAAGTCCATTTGGCAACAGTACCAACAAGGCACGATCACAGCCAAACAGGTCCGTGAGCAAATTACAAAGTACTCGCCCAACGAAAACCCCAACTGGCATGGAGTATCCAAACCGAGTGCTGGAGAGGCTCAATCTACCCCAAACGAAGTTGAACCAACAAGTGGTGCAGTGGGGAGCGGACAAGCCACCGAAGGAAAACGAAGAGATACAAAGCTAAGTCTCCGCAAAGCACCTGACACACCAGAGTTTAAACGCTGGTTCGGTGATAGCAAGGTAGTGGATGCAGATGGTAAACCTCTTGTTGTTTATCATGGAACACGGGCAGAAATTACAACTTTTGACTCATCAAAATGGGATGAAAGAGATGCTGGGTTTTGGTTTGGAAGTTCGCAAGATGCCAACAATTATGCCGCTTCATCTCGCGGCGGCGGCAACGTTATGCCGGTTTATTTGTCAATCAAAAACCCAAAAATTTATTACAACAGGGATGTAAAAATCACTCGTGATTTAATTAAAAAGTTAAAAGATGATGACTATGACGGGGTAATGCGAGATTTTGCCAATGGCCCAGATGCTTGGCGTTATGGTGAAGATGCTAAACCTGAGTGGGCTGTATTTGAACCCACTCAAATCAAATCAGCCACAGGCAACACAGGTACATACGATTCCGCTAACCCAGATATTAGATATAGCCTGCGTGATGCCACCGATATGTTTGACCCAGATGAGGTAAAAAAATCTGGTGAAACAGGATATAAGTCGAGATACAAGCTGATCAACATAAGCATTGAGGATTTCTTGCGTTTAGCTAAATTTGGCAAGAACAACTCTAAATTATCCGAAGCAACCAGCCGTGTTAAGGAAGGTGTCAAATTTACAAGCATTCCTTATTTGTATATGGATCGTGAAGGTGACAATCTTCGTGTAACAGGACACGAAGGTAGACACCGTGCAATGGCGCTCCAGCAAGCCGGGTATAACACTATGCCTGTGGAAATTCGTAGTGATATACGCTGGTCTGAACAAACTGACCCAGAGAGGTTTGATTACGAAACGAATTGGCCTGAGCGCATTTACGCACAAGAAGGCGCTTTTAATGAAAACTTCAGCATTGCCATGCCGTTTACACGAGAGCAAGCCCCAGAAAACTACCAAGTTTTACAGGAGCAAGCGCCAAAGTTTAGCCTGCGGGACATCAAGTCAGAGATTGAGTCCATGCCTAACGGCAAACAAATCTTCTCTGCCATTAAGGGTGCTACCACTACCCGAGAAGAAAAAGGATGGGCAGAGCGCATCACTAGCTTTGTTGCTCCTGAGTCCTTTTCCCGTTTCCGTGCCCAAGCATTGGACCGCTACAACCAGCTTTCCGTGCGTGAGAAAAACCGCGCCCAAGACAATGGTGGTATTGAACGGTTGGCAGATTCCAACGCTCATGCCGCCGCGCTGATGTCTGATTTACACGCAGGGGTTACAGCACAGGCGTTGGGTGTAGACGACGGTGTAGGTGGAGTACCTGTCTACGACAAAGGTTACACCTCCGTTAGTAATTTAAACGGCACCGTCAAAGGACCACTGGAAATCTTTAAGAGACTGGCAGCGGTGGGTGATCCCACCATCTACCAAGCCTATCAATTCTGGGCAGCAGCCAAGCGAGGTAAACGATTGCTTGGAGAGGGCAGAGAAGAGAACATTGACGCTAACGGTATTGGCTTTGCCCAAGCACTGGAAGGTAAGTACCCCATGTTCGTGGACATCCAGAAAGACTGGATCAAGTTCAACAACGGCCTTGTGAAGTACCAGATTGACACTGGCGTTATCTCCAAAGAGATGGGTGCGGAGTGGATGAAGTACGCTGACTATATTCCGTTCTACCGTCAGCTAGATGGTGAAAACACCGTCGGCCCAAAGATATACCAAAGCATCTCTGGGGTTAAACCCACCAAGAAACTTAAAGGTAGCGAAGCACCACTTGCTGACTTTTTAGAAACCATTGTTCGTAACACCCATGCTGCCGTACAAGCGGGGATGAAGAACGTGGCAGCACAACGGGCTGGACAACTTGCTGTTGATGTTGGTATTGGTGAGAGGTTAGATGGTCCTGCCACCGGACATGACATCATCACTGCCCTTGAGAATGGTAAACAAGTCTTCTACCGTATTGGGGATGATCTTTTTGTAGATGCGGTTTCAAGTTTAAACATACCTGAACTGCCGTTCATTAGTTTCCTGACTGCCCCGTCGAATCTGTTGCGTAACCTTGTAACCAAAGACCCCGGTTTCATGTTGACCAACTTGATGCGTGACTCAGTAGCTGCGTATGTCACCAGCGGTGCAAACATGAAACCGATGATTGATACTGTCCAAGAGTTCACCAAAGCCGCTCGTGGTAAGTCCCCAGAGTTTGAGATGTTAAAGAGGGCTGGTGTGGTTGGTGGGTACGACTACTCCAAAGGCGTACAAGCCAGCACAAAAAACTTTGCTAAACAACTAAGGAAACGCTCTGGTACACAGACCACAACAGAGAAACGTTTAAAGCCAGTCACCGGCATCTGGGATTTCTTGGAAAAGGGAAGCGAAGCATCTGACGCTGCCACTCGTATTGCTGTGTTTAAAGATACGTTAAAGCGGACCGGCAATGAAGCAGAAGCTTTGCTCCAATCTCTTGAGGTGATGAACTTCAACCGTAAGGGTAGCTCTGCCCTCGTTCGGATTGTCACAGCAGGGGTTCCGTTCCTTAACGCTCGTATACAAGGTTTAGATGTTCTGTACCGCGCCGGTATCCGTCCTATCTTTAGCGGAACCAATCCTACAGAGCGGGAGAAGCAAATCCAGCGTACCTTCTTTGTACGTGCAGGGATGATCATGGGTATCAGCTTGATGTACGCTGCGGCAGTCAAGGATGAACCAGAATACGAAGCACAAGAGGAAGAAACCAAGGACAACAACTGGCTTATCCCACAGTTGGGTATCAGGTTACCTACCCCATTTGAAATTGGCTTCTTGTTTAAAACGATGCCCGAAAGGATTTACCGATGGGCTTTCTCCGGTTCCGACACAGCGGAGGAGTTCTCTGATTCCATGAAGCGCGGGTTGGTTAGCACCTTTGCATTTAACCCCGTGCCTCAAGTTGCCCTCCCTCTGGCTGAAGCAGTTGCTAACTACTCAACCTTTACCATGAGGCCCATCGTTGGGCAGAACTTGCTCAGTCTTGATCCTAGCTATCAAGTTGGACCAAGCACCTCCGTCATGGCAGAGAAGCTAGGAAAGCAGTTAGGGGTATCCCCTATGAAGATAGATCACATCTACAAGGGCTACACCGGGACGATGGGTATGTACTTGGTAGATACATTGGATACAGTCTTTGATTTGTTCAGTGACAACCCCCGTCCAGCTAAAAGGTTTGAACAGACTCCAGTTCTCAAACGTTTCTTGCTTGATCCAGAAGCCCGAGGTAATGTCACAGCGTACTATGCGTTTAAACATGCCGTAGACGAAGCAGTTAGGACAACTAACATGCTGGACAAACGACTCAGTGAAGACGCAAGCGACTACCAAGAGAAGAAAATGGGTGTACTTCAATTTAAGAAGTACGTGGCTGGCATGGACAAACAAATGACTAAGCTTCAGGATCAGGCAAACATGATACGGTCATCAAATATGCCTGCCGATGAAAAGAGGGATGCTCTGTTAGAAATCACCCAGATTCAGAACGAAATGACAAAGGATATCAGGCAGATCAAGAAGATGTCTAAGGAGACATAAGCTTCTCAATGGCATCGTTTAAACAGGACAACTCTGTTTTCTTGGTAACATGCCACATCCTTTTCTGCCCGTGCAAGCCATTGAAGGAACCCCGGTGGCAGTCTTCGCACAGGGGGATACAGGTGTACTGCATACCTTGTTCAATGTGGTGAGCCTCGCTCGGCCCCGCCTGATCACACACAGAACATGGCAGTGACTTCACCCTAGCCAAGTGAAGTCTCTCTTTGTTATTGAGCTTGTTATTCATAGCCCCGCCTAATCGCGGCTGCTATGGCTAGTGTCCCGTAACCCTCTATCCCCATCTTCTCACACACCAAGGCAAACCTCTCTTGGTCATCGTAGTGGTGCTGGATGTACATCCTTGGTTCTAACGTGGCAATGAGGTCGTAAAGTTTCCCATCAACATTCCACGCTTGATCCCTGTACTCACAGCGGATGTCTTGTGTTTTCTTGTTCCGGTAAACAAAAACCGTTGCGTTTAAGTTGTGCATACTAGTTAAACATGGATTTCTCAGGAGCGTTAGCCATGACCTTTGCCATGACGTACTCATGTGCTTCATTCATTAGCTTGGTTATCTGAATTTCCGTGGCGTTTATCGACATGATTGCCATGTTGCCATCAATGTTGGCAAGGATGACGGCGTTGTTGTCTTCATCGGCGTAGCACGAACTCAGGACGCTTACCAACATGGCGTAATGTTTAAACACATCTGGCTGGTCTCTGCATTTGTTCATCATATATTCAACGTTAGTGATCACTAACTTAGCAACCTCATCAAAGCTTCTGCTCATCTTGTTCTCCGTTGATTTCAATTAATTTGTCCAGATAATGACGGGCTTTTCTAAGATCGTTTACACCGCCTTTATCCTTCCACCGGCTCACATATTTAATTACGTTACCTTCAAAGTAACCAATCTTGTTGGCAGCAATGTAATCCCAAGGCTGGATGGGTTGTTCTTTGTAGTGGGTTCCTGCTACCTGTATATCATTTGCGCTCATGCTTTGCCTTTTCAATTTGTTCTCTGATCCACTTGGGTCCACCCAGTTGTAGCAGCTTAAGCCGCTGGCTCTGAGTCAGCTTGATGCTGTAGTACACGTTCAATGGTTCACCTTCTCTCTTTGCACTCATTGGTTCTCCCTGATCATCTTCTTTACATCGTCCACCGTCAGGCCAAGTCGGGTTAAGTCGGCGGGTCGAAGAAACAGTTTAGTCGGCTTCAGCGTTATTGGTTCATTGCGCTGCTTTATCATCTTCTGCATTTCTTCCAACGCCTTTGTAAGACTGGCTTCGGTGAGTTCAGTCATGGTCCACCCCCCGTCCGCTTTGTGTACTCAACGTCAAACAAACGTGTTATCTCAGGCAGCATGGTTTTAAACAATTCATTGCGATCAATTACAGCCCTCTTTACTTGTGGGATGTACTCGGGCACAACCATCTCAACTCCAAGGTACTCGGCAAAGTCAGTCAGTATTGTTGCTGCAAAGTCTCGGGGTGATGCGTACCACTCATCGGCATAGCTTCCGTCTTGCGTTTCAACAAACGCCAGCATCTTGTCGCGTAGTTCTTCTTTAGTCATGGCGTCCCCCTGATACTGTGCAGAACGTGCACAAATGTTTGGTAGTCCGTTGCGGTGCTGAACCGCACGGGGTCTTTGTCATAGGTGTCGTGATTCAGCGCCGTACCGTCGTGATCAACTCTGGCTAGGTTCTTCTCCCAGATACGGATCGCATGGTCTAAACGCTCTTCAATGGTCTGCTGTGACCACGGCTTCTTTGGTGCCAAGGCCAAGCGCATCTTCTGTTCGCGCTCGATGCGCTCAAACTCATCGTCTTCGTCAGTCATGTTGCATCCTTTAGTTCGTAGTCTTTAAACACCGTCCCCTTGCTGGCATTGCCACGCCAACATTCTTTGACCCAGCCTCGTTTGCCAGACTTATAGGTACGCCAGTGGCCTCTAGCCTGATGCCTGCGGGGGCTTGCGTGTGTACCGCCGCGAGACTCTGACTGCGGCTTGGGCGGCTCAATGATTACCGTATGCCAGTCGTACAAAGGTTTCAATCCACGCTTGGCTCTGCTTACGTTGGCCTTGTGTGGTGTTGGGACGTAAGTCTCTACGGGCATATCCAACGATGCGTAAAACATAGCCACAATCGCACACATCATGGACTGGTCTTGCGGGTCGATTGGTTTGTCTACCGGTCCAACTTTTGGCTCTCCGTTATCTTCAGCAAACAAAAAAGACCCAAGGGTCTTGTACCCTGTCGGCTTTATAATCCAGCCCGACACTATGGTAGCTGCTTGTTCAGCCAGCACTGACAACATAAAGTCACCCTGCGCTGTCTTGCCGCACAACATCATGTTTTTGTACGGCGCTGGATGGAGCAAATATTTGCGTTGGTCATAGCCAATGTATTCCTTGATTGCTCCAGTTACATCAAACCATTGCATCTGAGTTGGGTCAAGGTCGGCCACCGACACCATCTTGACCATTTCCCGTACTAATGGCGTCATTGCGGCTTCTCCTCGTCATCAAAATCCATATCAACAGGGTGCGGCACATCGTCATGCACGATAACTCCATACTCATCTGCTATTAGCAACTTGCCGCATACTACGCAGTAATATCCGTTCATGTGTTGCGCTCCTTCAGTTTGGCTTCAACTGTTCTGGCGAACTCAATCCACTTGCTGCCATAGACATTGTTTACATCAAACAAATCCAAAACCTCTTCTGGCGTCAGCCCTATCCACTGGCGCTGTGCTGCGGGTGGGCTTCTGTGCATTAACGGTTCTCCGTCTGCATCAAAATACACTTCTCGCAAACTCCATGCGCTAATCACCGGCTCCTGCTCTGGCTGCTCCAGTGCGGCTTGCAGGGCGGTGATTGCTTCTTGCGTTGCTTTTTGACCGCGAAAGCTGTCCACAAAAATCGCTGCTGATTTCAACGCCTCCAGAGCCTGCTGCGCGGCTTGTCTTAGTGTGCTCATTTCATACTCCTTCCAATTTCAGCCGCTGCCCTTGTGATGGCGCGGCGGGTTGCTGCGTAGGGGTCAGGGTCGTCAAGGAAAGCCCCCATGCCAGAGTGAGTCCAGAGTTTCAACTTCACCGCCAGCCGCAGCGCATCGCCATCGTCGTCAAGGGGGTTCCACTGGTTAAACTCAATCCGCATCTTCGCTTCTTCAAGCCCAGCAGCCTTCGACGCCAGTTCAAGTAGTTCTTTGTTAGTCATGATTGGCTCATATCAAATACCCCGCCAAGAAAAAGAGTGCCGCAAGTGCAAGCAACGTCAGGACAATGGCAAGGGCGAAATCCATCCAACTGTAGGCAAACAAGCCCTCTTCGTTATCGTCGTTCATAAGGGTGCATCCTCATGGTTGTTCGGGTTAAACGGCATCGGCGGTACAGGCCGGTTCGGTGGTAGTTGGGTTGGGAAGGGCCATGTCATGTCCGATGCCCCTTGCTAGGCAAACTGAACGCCTTCAAGCTACCCGCCCGTGGCACTTGGGCGGTGTGATCCCCGTCTCCTGTTCTATACGTACCACGCTGCCACAAGTCGTTGTCCGCCGCCTTGACTTCACCCGGCAGCTTCTGCCTCTCCACGTATGCGCCAAGCGTCTCCTTGGTCTTTTTCTGCAACTCAAGGGCTGCGGGGCGCACCATGTGCGTCGGTGTGCGGTTGACCTTGATCTCTTCTAAGATGCTCATTCCCATACCTCGTCTTCAAATTCGTTTATGTGTTCCAGTGCGAAGACAAGCAGTTGCTTGACCACGCCCGGTGTGATCTTTACGGTTGACCCTTCTCCGTCAACAAACTTAATCCAGTCGCCGTAGACCTGCATCTTGCGTATGTTGCCGGGGTCAATTTCTGCCCCATCTGAGTTGATGTTCATGTGTTTTCTCCAGTGTTTAAAAAAGACTTTGTTGCCTTGAGCTAAATGGAACTTGGTCGTTGCCAAAAATATTGCTGCGCCATAAAGTCACTGACGGCATGTGGTTGTGAGAATGTATTGGTTCAACTTTAGATATTGGAGAAGTCCAGCCCATTTGTTGCATAGCCCTAGCGCCACTTACCCATGTGTTGTGGTGCAAAGTAATTGGCAATCTCAGACCATTTAATTCAGCTTGCGCCCTGAACTCATCACCCATAACAACCGGACGCATTAACAAGAAGTTTTGCATAATTTCCAAATATTTTTCAACAAAAATAGGTTCTGCTTGGTAAGCCTTACCCCAACATTTGTCAGCCAAAATTAACGCTTGCTTCATGCGCTCGTTCATATTAGTCTCCAGCTAATGTAATTATGTGTCTTTCTTCACGGTGTTCTCTGGATGTATCAGCCACTTGGTTCCCAAGAACCTGATGGACTTGACCCACTGCCGTTGGTTGTGGCGATCCGTTGACCGGATGCCGCTGCTGAAGTGCTGGCGCACTCGGGTGAGCATTTTGATTTTCACTTGCTCACCTTGACAAAGTTTACATATTTCCTGCCTTCGCGCTCGGCTTTCTTCTTGGCGTAGTACTGCTTTGCGTATGCCCGTGCCCGTGTTTTCTTTTCATCCGCAGTTTTCTTTAGAACAGTGTTGTTGTTCACCGTATTTTGTAGCTGCTCAATCAGCCCAGTCAATCGGAACAAGTTGTAGCTTATTTGCTTTTGGGATTCTGTTAATTCAGCTTGTGCCTCTTCCAAAGCGGCAATACGTTTAAATATGTTCAGGTTCATGTTGTTTCCTTGTGTAACTTGTTGAGTAGTTCTTGCGGTTTCTTTTCGGTGATCCAAAATCCAGTGGCGTTTACACTCATTCCTTTGTCAGTCATCTCCTCTACGGTCATACACCGACGGTCTACCCCGTGTTTGCCTGTGCGGTGCATATCAAATGCCTTGATGCTGTTGAAGTACTCCTTGCATCCTTGGCACTGGTTCTTATCCCCTTTAAGCAGTTTCATTGGTTGCCTCTTTGATCAAGCAGGTAGATAACTCATTGGTAATGATTTCAGCAAACGATGCACCACTGGGGAACCTCATCTGTGCTGCGGTGTTAGCTTCTATCATCTTGATGCACTTGTTTACTGCCTCGTTGTACCCTTGTATGTAAGGGTTGTTGTCTGCCATTCGTAAAAGGATTGCTTCCCTGATGATCTTTGCCATAGCAAGTTTCTTTTGCTTGGCAAACTTCTTTAAACGAACGTGTTCAGCCGCTTCAAGGTAAGTCATAAAGGGCATCAGCCGATTAGAAGGAATTGTTTTTTTCATGTTTCCACTGCTCAAAAATAGCCACTACTTCATCGAAGATGGATTGGGCTACGGGGTCTCCGTTAAGTTGTGACCGGGACTCAATCCCGCATTTGTCGCATAACATCGTCGCCGTTTCATTCTCATCGACCAGATCAAGGCGGTATTTCTCCGACATAAACTGTTGAAACAATGGGTCACGGCAGATCATTCCTGCCGTTTTAACTCGGTTGTTGTAAACCGTCGCTGACTCATCATCTTGGATGCGAACCAGCGCACAGGCATATCGTGCCCCGACAAAATCCCGGAGCAACTCGCTAGGGATTTCATCTGGGTGTAGTGACAGCGTCAGAACAAAACCTGTCCGGTCTTGTTTCAACGCTACCTTTCTCGCTTCAAATTGAAGTGCCATGCTCAGAACGGAATATCGTGATCCGAGAAGTCTTGCGGGGCAGGTTGCTGCGACTGACGGTTAGCTTGTGCTTGACCTTCAGGAACAAAACGATTCACCGCAAGTGACAGGAACGTGTGACCCTTCTTGTCTTGCTTCTTCCACCCACTCAGCTTGATCACCATGATGTCGCCATCCATCTGGGCATTGGTCATGTCCTTGATGTTCACCGCCAGAGTACCCCAGTAGTCAGGTGACTTCTCGGTCTTCTTGGTTGCGTTGGCACGGAGTGATCCGCCATCAGGTAACTCTTTAAACTCAGTTTTGTACTCAGCCATTTTTAGCCTCTTTCAGTTGTTGTTTCAGGTTTGCAAAATACGACAGCACATCTTGGTACAGACTCAGATGGGTCTTCTTCAGGGACTCCAGTTGAAGCTGATTGCTTATCCAATAGCTGTTTAAACTCTCGACATCCTTACAGATGTTTGTGTACTCAATCATCGACTTAGCAAAAAGGTCTCTGGCTTCGTCGCTGTTGTCCCACTCAGTGGGCTGTGGCCTTAGATTCCTCTGGACCTCCTTTACCTCTGCCTTCGTCAAAGGTTTAGGCGTTTCCTTGAGAACTTCCTTGGTCTCATCCTCTTTCTCAGGTAGGTCTTCACCAGCGTAGATGTAAAGACCCAGCCCGTGCATAGCCACTGCCTTTGTGAGGCAGCGCATGAGGGATGTGTTTACATTGAAGGCATCTACCTTCTCTGTTTGGTCTTTACCGTACTTGTCCTTGAAGGTTCTACCCGCAATGGATATGGGAGCATTGCGACTGTTCATCACTGGTAGCCAGCAAGTCACGGGCTTACCAAAGATCGTCACAGACACCCATACCATAGCTGTGTCACCAACGGTCATAAACGGTTCACCGTTAAATGTTTGCACCGCAAAGTCAGCCTTTGGATCAGCCTTAAGTACCTCCGCCCATGCCCATGCCCATGACAGGTAGGACAGTCCGTTCTTTTCTTCCTTGTGGTCATTTACATTGACCTTGAGCAAATCAATTTGATTCATTGCTTTCCTTTTGATATTGACTACACCACTGGTTCACACCGCAATAATTACCTGTGCATCGTTTGGGTTCTCCTTTCCTTGTTTCAACGTAACCTTTCTCCTTTTCTGCCAACTCGTTTGCCTCCTCAATGGATTTAAACAACTTGATCGCAGTCTTCCTGCCTTCGCGCTTCACAGCAAAAACAGTCTCTGACATCCACCGCTCTTCGTCGGTGCAGTCCTGTAGCTCTTCGTTAAAGTCCCGTGCCACCTTTGCCTTCTGATGCATCCGCAGTCGATCACGGACAAAGGTCTCAGCGGTGTATGAGTCCCAGACGGGGATATCCACCACGGTAATAGGTGACTGAGGGTAGTTCTCTTTCGTTTCGTATTTGGTGTAGTCCCGGAGCATTGCACAGACCTTTAGACCCACCACCCGTTCTCTCTTAACAGTCTCCACTAGCCACTTGTACAGGTTCAGTTGCTCTACCCACTCACGCTTCTCTTTCATCACCGACCAAACGGAGGTGAACTTGTAGTCCCACAGGATGATCCCTGCCGGGGTCACCTCTTGAATATCAATCGCCCCGCTGACGGTGGTTCCTTCCAACTCAGTAAATAGACGTTCTTCCTTGATGAAGTTCTTGGTCTGTATCTCCTCAAACCGTGAGTGCAGGGCAGTACCAAGGAATGCATAGAGCATCTCGCTGATGTCCTGCTCCAGCGCATCGTCGTACTGTTCGCGTAACCTTTGCACTTTGGGAGGAGACAACAGCCCTGTTACACTGTACTCACTCTTGCCCTTGCTGTACCTGTCCTTGCTCATCATCTCAACGAGAGGCTGTGGTAGATCGTATCGGTTGGTAATTTTCATGTGGAGTCCTTTCAATGAAACACAATGATAGTGATGTTAGCACGGAAATGCAAGCAATATCAAAAATTATTTTTGGTGAGCCTGCAAGCAAGGCAAACTCACGCAAACTTGTTCACTTCGGAGGGATGTCTAGACTGATCAAGTCGGACAAAGCACTAGGCTATGCTGATGCGTTTAAACAACAGTGGCAACCAGAGCCGGTGTTGTTGACTGGTGATCTTCGGGTGACGATGCATATCTATTACGCATCACGGAGACCGGACTTGGACGAGAGTTTGATCTTGGACCTGATGCAGGGGATTGCTTATGTAAACGATAGACAAGTGAAGGAGCGCCATGTGTACTGGGGTCTTGACCCTGAGTCCCCGAGGACGCTGATTAAAATTGAAACCATCGCGGAAGTTGCTCCCAAAAAAATGCCCCGGCAGACGCGGGGCAAAGCCCCGGCAATCACGGGGTAGGGAGGAGACAACCAAGCCACATTATAGAGGATTATTTATGGACATCGTCGATTACGCTCAACATCTCATGGCACTGGAGCGAATGCTCAAGGAAGCCCACTCACTGTGCCTTGACAAGAACTACATGGACGCAGGGAGACTGACCTACGACATCATTGATGAGGCCCGGAAGCTGTCAATGTGTTTACATTACATGGACGACCAAGAAAATTCTTTTAAAAAAGTTACCACTTAGCAAAAAAGCTGGTACAGTAGAGTTGTTGCCGTGGAAAGCGACAGACTGAAGCCGTTTACTCATGCCTCTGCCCTTGGTTCTTACTTTAGGGTTTCCACCGGGGGCAGCAGTAAACGGCTTTTTTACTTTCAGGATGAAAAGAGATACATCATTGCCACTGGACGAGCCTAAGCATTGCACTGAGTTTGAGGTGCAGGCTTACTTGTGGCATGAGTTGCGTGTATTAGGGCTGAATGTGCGAGGCGAAGTCAAGTTGAAGTTTGCCAACAGGCAGACGGTAAGATTTGATTTGGCTTGTTTCCAAGATGGTAGGCTTACAGCCATCATTGAGGTCAAGCGTTCGCCAGTACAACACAAGACAACATGGGAGGAAACTCGGCAGGGGCTGCGATATTCGCAGTACGGGGTTCCGGTCCATATTGTCTACGGTATGGATGAGGCCGATGTCTTCATCGCGGAAGTAAAGAAAGGCGCGATCACCCTGAAATCGTAATCTGAACGGGATAAAAGACAGCAGCGGATTACGGGTATACCACTACTGCGGGAAGACTCTGAAACAGTGGAAAACAGGCGGCGAAGCTAGAACCTGTGAGTCGAAAGTCTGGCGGGTCATGGACATGACGGGAATCCATGTGAAGGACGGACTTAGGAGGCTAGGTCCGTCCAATCAAGGAATCTGGTCAGTGGATACAGACAATGTACAGGTAGAACATTAATCATAGGTAGAACTTACAAAAGGGTAACACATGGGCATTCAATCAATTAGCGAGAACAAGATGGCAATCCAATCAGTATTTGAAGAGTACTTCGGTACACCTGCTAGGGAAATGGTCAGAACAACTGACCCAGACACTAGCGTAGCGGCGGCTCTTTCGGTAGACTCAACACAGCTTGAGGCAATGGTGTACGAGATCATTGCAAAATACCCTAACGGATGTACTTCTGACGAGGTTATGCATCATTTCCCAAGCCACGGTGTGCAAACGATTTCCCCTCGATTTGCTCCGTTGATCCGTAAGGGTTTTATCTATGACACTGGTGAGCGCCGTCGGGCATCATCAGGCAGAAGTCAACGAGTAATGAAGGTGGTTCAAAAATGACACGAGATTACAAGGCAGAACAGGCTTACGATGGCAGTCCTGCCGTGAAGAAAAAGAGAGCGCAGCGCAACAAAGCGCGGCGGATCATGGAGAGAGAGGGTGTGGTACACAAGGGTGATGGCAAGGATGTAGACCATAAGACCCCTCTCAGTAAAGGCGGCACGACTGTGCGGGGCAACCTCGCTGTAAAGTCTGCCAGCGCCAATCGTTCGTATAAAAGAAACCCCGACGGCTCAATGAAATGAACGCAGAGTTCATCGAACAGTTTCACTTCGGTGAGACTGCAAGGGTAAGCTGTCCCTATTGTTCAGCGGACAGGAAAAATCAAAGAAGCAAAGACATGGTTCTGACCCGGAAATCTGACGGGGCAGTTGTTTACACGTGTCATCATTGCTCGGCCACAGGATCAATACAACCTAAAACAACGGAGAGAAGAATGCAACCAAAACTAGCGGCAGTGCCTAGTCCAGAGATTATCCAAAACCAGCTACAGAGTCATCACTACGATTGGTTAAAGAGCCGGGGGATCAGTAAAACAACGGCAGACACGATGAAACTGTTCGCCGCCTCAAAGTTCTTTAACAAACTCGGGGCAGAAAAAGATTCAATAGGCTTTCCTTATTACCGTAACGGCTCTTTAGTAGCAGCCAAATACCGCAGCTTCCCTGACAAAGCGTTTACACAAAACGACGGCGGCGCACATGACTTCTTCGGGATTGACAATGTAGAGAAAGGACAACCCATCATTGTTGTCGAGGGAGAGATTGACTGCCTTACCCTCATAGAGGCAGGAATAAACAACGTGGTGTCAGTGCCTTCAGGCGCTCCGGTAAAAGTGGCAGACGGGAAAGTTCTGCCTAGTGAGGACAAGAAGTTTAGCTTCGTATGGAACGCTGTAGAGATACTTGACGCAGCACCTTACGTGATTCTTGCAACGGATCAGGATATACCGGGGCAGGCTCTTGCTGAAGAACTAGCAAGGAGAATCGGTAAGGACAAGTGCCGACTCGCCAAGTTCTTAGGAAAGGACTTGAATGAGGTTTACAACGACCCCTCACAGACAAACGACCCCTCACAGAGAATACAGGATATCCTTGACGCCGCCGCCCCGTACCCTGTCGCCGGTCTGTCGCAAGCGGCCACTTATGAGGATCGTTTAAACGACCTGTATGCCAAGGGGTCAGGGAAGGGGTTCAGCACCGGGTATCCATCCGTCGATAACGTTTACACCGTCGCACCCAGTCAACTTACGGTCATCACCGGGTATCCCTCCAGCGGCAAGAGTAACTTCGTTGATCAGCTAATGGTCAACCTAGCACGGGCGCATGACTGGAAGTTTGCCATCTGTTCATTTGAGAATCAGCCAGAGATTCATATCAGCCGACTGATGGAGATGTTTACACACAAACGTTTCTTTGATGGCGCACAGAGAATGTCCGACTCAGAGAAGACCCATGCCTTTAAGTGGGTCAATGAGCATTTTCTTTTCATCGATACCAACGGGGAAGAGCCATCTACCCTAGAGTCGATACTGACAAGGGCAAAGGTCGCCATCAAGCGCATGGGCATCAGGGGGTTGGTGATTGACCCCTACAACTACATTGAGTTGAACAAAACCAACAGCACCGAGACCGAGGCGATCTCCAATATGCTGACCAAGGTCCAGCAGTTTGTCAAAGCCCATGAGTTGCATTGCTGGTTTGTTGCTCACCCCTCAAAGGTGAATCGGTCAGGTGTAGAGCAGCCCCGGCCAGATGGCATGAGCATCTCAGGTTCGATGGCGTGGTGGGCTAAGACCGATTGCGGTATCACCGTCCACCGAGGAGATGGGAATGTGGTCGAGATTGCGGTCTGGAAGTGCAGGTATCGGTGGGTAGGCACTCAGGGAGAAACCAGTTTACTCTACAACAAAGTTGCAGGGACGTACTCCGAAAACCTCGACAACTTCTAGGCTCACCAGATGAGCCTAATGTTTAAACAGTTGTTTTGTTTCGTCAGTTTTGGCAGTACCGAATATCAGGCGTATCAGGCGTATCGGGCGTATCAGTGATGTTTAAACAGAGAAGGGGGCCAATGCCCCCTTTTTATGTCCCCTTGTTTGCGTGGTAAATCGCGGTCAGAAATTCCTTGTACGCACCCCTGAATCGCGGATAGCCATCCTTACCCTGTACGTATACGATCCAGCGGCCCTCATAAACCACGTACACGCCACGATCAGGGGCAGAGGGTATCTCCACCACCAACCGTGGGTATTTAAGAGCAGGACGGAACGGCAGGCCACTGTCTACAACCTTAACCTTCAAGGACTTGCTTTAGCAAAACGCTGATACGGACCCGATGTTCTGGCTCTGCCGTCAGGTACATATCCTCCAGCAGTTCCACCATCTCAGGGGCAGCGGCGATCAGTCGAGCGTTCAGGTGCTGGCTTCTCAGGGCTAACGTCTTGGACCGACAGTCCGCGATCCTGAGTTCACCGAATGATGTCTGTGACCAGACAGTCTGACCAGACGCCCACCAAGGGGCGCCGAATGGATTAGAGGTCATCTGTCACCCCCTCACCCAATACTGATGCTACGCAACACCGCATGGCGGCAATGATTGGGGTGGGGCCATATCGGCGGCAATATGGTCCGCATCCCTTTGCATTCAGTTGTGCCCTCCATTCGCCGTTGTCCAAGCGGCAGATTTCAATGCTTCGCCGCTCAATGATTGGCCCCGCATCAGACCAATTTAAGGATGGCCTAAACGACATTTCTTCACCTGTATAAGAGTCAACAAAATAGAGTAATCCTCCATCGTCCCAGTCGCCTATCTGTTCATAAGTATCGATGCCCTCGCATTTAGCAACGGCAGCATCAAGGGCAACGCCCGTCAGTTCATATGTATTCATTTCATGTTCCAAAAGTAATAAAAGAATGGGAAGCCCCAAACGGCAGCGCCAATGATCCCCTGCACCAGTGCCCACAAGAGCCGCTTCACGACGTCACCCACTGAAAGCGCGTGAAAATCGACCTCTCATCCCGGCGGACTAGTTCACCATCCACCATGATAAAAATCTTGCCCTCCCCGTAAAGTTCGCCGCGCACGTAAGCCCGTGCAGCGCGGACGGCTGAGGCGATGGTCGGTGCAGTCCTGCTACCGTTAAGGTAGCTGCTATTGTTTTTCGCTGTCCATGTAATTTTCATACGGTCATCAGGGGGAAGACCCCCCTGCCTCATAGTGCTAGTTTGATTTGTTTAAACGATGCAGCAGCCAGTGCCGTCGCATCATTGACCCGGATATTGTTTGGGTAAGCACCGGAGACATTCAGCCCGATGCCGATACCGATAACCGTCACGCCCAGCCGCTCCAGCGTGTCCACGTTAGCCCGTGCCATCTCGGCATCACCCTCGCCGTCGGTCAGCACAAACAGTATGCGCCGCGCCTCTGAGCGTTTGAGCAGCAGGTCACCACAGAATCGAATGGCGGCGGCATCATTTGTCGCGCCGCAATCAGGAACCCGCTCCAGCGACTTAGCGACTTTCACGGTCGGTGCGCCCCAGTCCGCTACCTTTGAGACCGTGCGCCCGAATGCGGCCACCAGTACATCACCGCCAGCGGCTTGGACTGCCTGATGGATAGCCACAACAGCAGGGACTGCATGGTCCATGTAGCACTCGCGCTTGCCCGTCGTCGCGTTGGTTTCATTGTCATACATTGAATTGCTGGCATCAAGCAGGATCACAACAGCAGAGTCCACGCCCTCGACTTCATCACGCCGTTTAAACAATCGGTCAGACCCAGTCACCAGTGATGGCAGCGCCCGGACGTTGAGCGCCCCGGCCTTGCGGTTGATGGCCCAATCAGTACGCGCCGAATTGTCAAACAGGGTCTTGACTTCATACCGGAGTTTTGCGCCACCAGTCGAGCGAGTGTCAAATTGACGATAGCCGGGTTCCAGTGGCTGGTCCCATGACGGGGCGCTGCGCTCCCGGCAGTAAGTGCCGCCGCCGCCAGCCTCGCCAGCATCAGGGCATGATGGCTCGACTTCACGGGCGGGACCATTTGGCGCGGGTTTAGTAGCAGGGCCAGCCTCACCGCCGTCGGCATCACCGGAACCCCCGCCAGTGCCATCAGAATCGTCACCAGCGCCATCGTCGCCCTCGCCTGTACCCTCGCCGTCACCAGCGCCGTCAGCATCTCCTGCGCCGTCTCCAGCAGCCTCGCCAGCATCCTCTGCGCCGGGTCCATTGTCGCCGTCGGTACTATCATCACCAGCGTCATCACTGGGCTGGTCTTGGGGCTTGTCTTGCGGGAGTGCCTGTAGCTGATCAAAGACCCAGATGGCAACTGCCAGTGTGTCGTGACTGTTTAAACAATTGTCGATGCGCTTGCTGGCCTCATCAAAGATGGGGGCAAGACCCTGCGCCAGCGGGACGCGACGCGCATACCTGCGGCCATGTACAGCCAGAGCAAAGGGATATTGCTGGGGGTCTGCCCAGTCGATTTTCGCGGCCAGTGCCTCGCTGATCATGCCGTCAATCAACACCGTCAGCAGATGAGTGATGTTGCCCGTCAGACCAGCCTTGATACCCTGCCGCTCAATCCAGACATCCTCGACAGCATTGTTCAGACTGTCCACATACTGACGGCCATCACGCGCCGCGAAGTCGGTGTACTTGCGGTGTAGCAACTCATGCACCACAAACCCAACGTACCGCTCCAGCATGACCTTGGGCACGATGGCGTCGGCAGCGACATCTTTGAGCAGGATGCGGCCTGACTGACTGATGGCAGCAGTGGGCACGAAGGGAGACCACTCGACAGTCACCGGGCGCAGCTTAAGAGCAGAGCAGACTTTGTGACAGGCAGCCTCGACAGCCTGATGTAGTTCATATCCACGCATTACAGTTCCCCTTCGATCAGATTGATGTCAATACTCGCCAGCCTGATGGCCTCCAGCGCCAGCAGGGACTCGGGCGGCTGTTTGCTGGCAATAGTGGTGGCCCATGCCTCATCCACCGACAGCAGGTCCAGCGCCCGGATAAAGGCCACCAGTTGGCGCAGTGAGGGGGCGTCAACGATGTCGCCAGTGTCCACCTTGGCACGGGCCAGATTGATAGCCTTGACAACGTGCCGCGCCAGTTTATCGGTGCAACCAGTGTGGCGCACCAGCGCCTGCACTTCAGTCGCCTCTGGCAGGTATTTAAACGGCAAGACCCGTGCAAAGCGGTCCAGCAGGGATGAATTCATGGACCGAGTGCCAGAGTAGCGGCCTGAGTCATCACCATTGCCGAGCGTATTGTCGGCCCCCATGATCATCACACCAGCAGCACGGGACCAGACCTGACCGCCAATATTGACATGGCTATTGGGTTCGAGCAGGGCATTCAGGACCGCCAGATTAGCCGGGTCTGCATTGCTGATTTCATCAAGCAGAATCACCGCGCCGGGGGTCACAAACGCCCGGAGGAAGTCGCCCGGAACGAACTCAGTCGCACCGTTGACCAGACCAACAGCACCGACAAAGTCCTCCGGTGATGTGTGCTTGGTGAAATTTATGCGGGTAAACATCCGGTCCGTTTTCGCGGCCCATTGCTTCGCGGCCTCAGATTTTCCGGTGCCTTTCGGACCGCCCAACCAAATATTTTCCCCAGTGCGCTGCGCCAGCACCAGATGCCTGATCAGACCCTCGGTCCAAATGTAGTGCGAGTCAATTGGACCCGCATCCGGATGACCCCAGAGGTCAATCGTAAGGGGCTGGCCGCGACGGTCTGTCACGGGTACATCAAAGGCATATTGGCAGGTCTCAGTGCCTACAGGCGCAGCAATCACGGTCATCACCTGAGCCTTGACCGAGTCAGTCGCCCCGGCCAGTGCATCGTTGATTGGCCTGATCGCAGCAGCCACCGCCACGGCCACGGCAGCAGAGACATCAGCAGGGTCGACAGCGGGTCTACGCTGGGCAGCAAGAGCGGCGGTCTCAGCGCGTGATGCCACTGCCCCAGCAGCAGCTATTGCAGATGTCAGGTCAATCGCAAGACGGCTGATGTGGTCTGACAGTTTAGTGGTCTCGCGCAGTGCGCCTTCCGCCCAGCCCTTCGCCAGAGTGGCATCAGTGGCAGCAGCAGCCGCTTGACGCTGGGCATGATCAGCAGTGGCAGATGCCGCTCCAGCAGCAGCCCCGCCAGAGCAGGCAGCGCGGACCTTGTCAGCAGTCCAGCCGTGCGAGTCCAGCACCGCAGCGTCCAGCGCCTTAGTGCCCCTAGGAGCGCCACCGACGGCCTTGACGGCCTCAATGAGCATATTTGTGGGCAGGGCCAGCAGCCCCGGCAGACGGGCGCTCATGCTGCCACCTCCAGCACCATGTTTACATTGTGGACCGGGCAGAGAGGCATTCCAACCCGCGCCCATTTGGCCGTCAGTCGAACGTGATACTTACAGGCAGGGCAGGTAGCTTTGAGCATCCTAGTGGTCTGTACAGGCTTCTCGCCCACAGTCAATGCTGAGTGAGGGTATGCCCCCATTTCATTGATCAGGTCCAGCCAGCGGCCATCAGAGAGCGCACCGTCAGCATCAAGACCGAGACCGAGCGGGTTGGCCTTGCTGGCGTTGCACAGTTGCATCAGCAGGACTGCGAATACATGGGCACTGTCAGCGACAGTTGGAGAGATGAGTATCTCAAATGTCCCGTCGCCTGATGCTTTGTCAGACCAGCACTCACCCAGAGTGCCAGAGCGCCTGAACGTTGAGGGGAAACCGCAAGTGATGCGGACCCTCGGGAGGGGATGCCCTGCCATCTCTAGCAGGGGTGCAGCCTCAAGGGCTGCGGTAGTCAACCAGTCTTCTCTGTTCATCTGATTCTCCAATCACTGCAAAATCGCAGTAACCGAATACTAGCACACTATCAATAGTGGTCCTGTAAACAGAGCACTATTTACTTGACTGAAGTTAAAGGGTATTGATTAGAGATGGTCAACGGTCATCAAAAAGAGATTCGCGAATGCGCCTACGTGCGCGTAGCATGGACCGTGCCAAGTGCCAAAAAAAGGGTCATGCACCAAAATGGTGAAAACGCTCAGAACGGCTCAGGATCGACGATCAGAAGGTAACTAAGGGCAGGGTAGCCTGAAAATATTTAAACGCAGCCACGGCCCGATTAGGTGCCTTCCCGGTGCCATAGGGTTTACCCTGATTTTGTGGATAACTATGGCCTTTTTGACCACTTTTTGTGGGGATAACTTTGCTTTGAGGTGTGGATAACTAAACCTGTGGATAACTTCCTGTGGATAACCGAAGAAGTTATCAACAGCCTGTGGATAGCTTGTGTACAATCAGGCAATGAGAACAGTACTGTTTAAACATACAGTAAGTGAACACTGACTAACTTAGGACCAGACCATGACCAATGAGAAGACCAGTCGAAGTGATTACCTAAGAGACTTGCAGACTGCCATCGATGAGATTGACGACACTCATCCTATGTTGGCACCGCAAGACGGCGACGATGATGGTGACGGCCCGGTAATGAGCGAAGCGGAGCGGTTGGCTTGTGACGCAGATGCACCTAGAGTGAGATCAATAAGGCAGAGACCACTAACAAGCAAACAGCTTGCATTCGTCAGAGCCATCGTGGAAGGTCAGAGTCAACGTGCAGCCTACAGGTCAGCGTATCCCGATGACAGATCAGCAGACCATTCAGTCTCAGCGGCAGCGGCAAAGTTAATGAAGCACCCCGTGATCAGCCAGATGCTTGAAGAAGCATGGAGCGAAACAGTGGAGTTGTTGGCAGATGATGCAGCGGCCACCAAGAGATATGTGATGAGGCAGCTACTTGCAATGAGCAAGACCGCCAAGCAAGAAGGGTCTCGACTCAAGGCACTCGAGATGATGGCACGATCAGCAGGTCTCTTCAGGGAGCAAGTGATTGATGCATCACCTGCGCCTAGTGCAGCACAACTCAAGAGAGAACTAGCTGGGCATCTCAAGCTCATCAATGGAAAGGTGTAAACGGCACAGCAGAGACCCCACCCAGTGGGGGAGACCCCTTGTATGCGCTTGACGACCCCTCCGCACATTACGCTCTAATCCACTCATGGGAATATGTTCCTCCCAAGTACCCCCATCATCTTCCAAAACTAAAACCACCCCCCCTATATAAAAATTTAAACACAAAGTACGAACGTTCTTATATAATGTAAACATGACCAAGAAAAGGACGTTAGTGCTGGAGTTCATTAAGGTTTACACAAGGATGCATGGTGTATCTCCTAGCTATGAAGTAATAGCTAAGAGCCTTGGGTTAAGGTCAAAGTCCAACATCCATAGGATTGTTCATCGTTTAAAGGATGATGGATTTATCACGGTAAAGGCTTATAAGTTTCATTCGGTAAAGCTGGTAGATCAATCTGTGAAGGCAATAACTAGCTTATGACGTTACTGACAAGAAAAGAGATTGCTGATTACTTAAGCATGGTGGATAAGGCTCCAGATGCTGAAAGGAAGAAGATCACTGCTTTGTTGGAGATGGACCGAGTGGAAAGGTGCAGGGAGTCATTCTTGTTCTTTGTAAACCAGATGTGGCCTATCTTTATCTCAGGTAAGCATCATCAGATGATGGCAGATGCTTTTGAACGAGTGGCATCAGGGAGTTTAAAGAGACTGATCATCAACATGCCACCAAGGCACACTAAGTCAGAGTTTGCCTCTTGGTTGCTTCCTTCTTGGTTCTTAGGTAAGTACCCTGAGAAGAAGATCATCCAGACTGCTCACACGGCAGAACTGTCTACTGGGTTTGGACGCAAGGTTAGGAATTTAGTTAGCTCTGAGCAGTACTCAAAGATTTTTGATACTAAGCTGTCCACTGACTCCAAAGCCGCAGGTAGGTGGAACACTAATAAGGGTGGTGATTACTTTGCTATTGGTGTAGGTGGAGCAGTGACTGGTAAGGGTGCTGATCTTTTGATCATTGATGATCCTCATTCGGAGCAGGAAGCTAAACAGAATAACCCGGCGGTGTTTGACAATGTGTATGAGTGGTACACCTCTGGACCAAGGCAGCGTTTACAGCCCGGCGGGGCAATTATTATTGTGATGACCCGTTGGTCAAAGAGAGACTTAACGGGGCAGATTCTTAAGAACACCGCAAAGGACGGAGTGGATCAGTGGGAGGTGATTGACTTCCCTGCCATTCTTCCTTCTGGTACTCCTCTCTGGCCGGGGTTTTGGTCTAAGGAGGCTTTGGAAGCTCTTAAGGCAGAACTTCCCGTAGCTAAATGGGAAGCTCAGTACCAACAGAATCCCACCTCTAATGAGGGAGCAATCATTAAGAGGGATCAGTGGAAGATGTGGAGTTCCAAAGAACCACCTGATTGTGAGTATGTGATTCAGTCATGGGATACAGCCTTTGAGAAGAACAACAGGGCAGACTATTCAGCTTGTACAACATGGGGTGTGTTTAACTACCCCAATGAACATGGTGACGCAAGGACAAACATTATCCTGTTGGATGCGTTTAAAGACCGCATGGAGTTCCCAGAGCTAAAGAAAAAAGCTTTGGAGATGTATCAAGAATGGAACCCCGACACGTTAATCGTGGAGAAGAGAGCTACCGGAGCGCCGTTAATCTACGAGCTACGGAAAATGGGTATACCCATGTCTGAGTACACACCCGGAAAGGGTAATGACAAGGTAAGCCGTGTAAACTCTATATCAGACTTGTTTGCATCAGGAATTGTCTGGTGCCCTGAAACCAGATGGGCAGAAGAAGTAATGGATGAGCTTGCTTCATTTCCCAACGGTGACCATGATGACTTGGTTGATTCCAGTAGCCAAGCGTTAATGCGGTTCAGGCAAGGTGGGTTTATTCAGATTGAATCCGATGAGAAAGACGAGCCTAGAACGTTTAAACGTCGGATTACTTATTACTAAGGATTGCTATGGCTACGAATATCGACAAGGCTCTTAACCAAGCCCCGCTGGGGCTGGATTCCATAGTTCCAGATGATTTTGACCAAGGACTGGAGATTGAGGTAGTTGATCCAGAAATGGTAACGATGTCAGATGGCAGTGTGGAAATCACGTTAATCCCTGACGCAGAGCTTGGTGAGGGATTTGGAGAAAACTTAGCAGAGCTAATGGATGAAAGTGACCTGACAAGTCTTTCGTCAGAGCTTTTAAGTTTGGTAGACGCTGATATTTCTGCCCGTAAAGAGTGGGTAGAGGCTTATGTCAAGGGATTAGAAGTGCTTGGGATGAAGTACGACGAACGTACTGAGCCTTGGTCTGGAGCCTGCGGGGTTTACTCTACAGTTCTTACAGAAGCTGCCATTCGTTTCCAAGCGGAGATGGTTACCGAGACTTTCCCGGCGCAAGGTCCAGTTAAGACGCAGATCATTGGAGCTATTGATAAGCTAAAAGAAGAGGCTGCTGGCCGTGTCAGAGATGACATGAACTACCAGATTCTTGAGAAGATGCCAGAGTACCGCCCGGAGCATGAGCGGTTGCTGTTTAACTTGGGTCTATCTGGTGCTGCCTTTAAAAAGGTGTACTTTGATCCAAGTTTTGGAAGACAAGTAGCCATTTTTATCCCGGCAGAGGAAATTATTATTCCTTACGGGGCTTCCAGTGCCCAAACTTCCGAGCGTGTTACCCATGTAATGCGTAAAACGGAGAACGAAGTACGCAAATTACAGGTAGCTAAGTTCTACAGGGATGTGGAATTGGGTGAACCAGTGCATATTTCGACTGACGTTGAGAAGAAAAAGGCAGAAGAGCAAGGCTATAGCGTTACCGATGACGATAGGTATCAGCTATTAGAGATTCACGTTGATTGGGACATGCCCGGTTACGAAGATGAAGATGGAATTGCTCTCCCTTATGTAGTTACTATTGAAAGAGGGACCAGCGAAGTCCTTGCAATCCGTAGAAACTGGGAAGAAGAGGACGAAAAGTACATTCGTCGGCAGCATTTTGTCCAATACACGTACATTCCCGGCTTTGGCCCCTATGGATTTGGTCTGATTAACCTTATTGGTGGCTACGCTAGGGCAGGAACCTCTCTGATTCGCCAATTGGTAGATGCAGGTACGCTATCTAACCTGCCCGGTGGTCTAAAAACCAAGGGATTGCGGATTAAGGGTGACGATACCCCCATTGCTCCGGGCGAATTCCGAGATGTTGACGTTGCCTCTGGTACGGTACGAGACAACATCATGGCTCTGCCTTATAAAGAGCCAAGCCAAACCCTGCTGGCTCTTCTTAATCAGATTACTGACGAAGCCCGTAGATTAGGTTCCATCTCTGATATGAATATCAGCGACATGAGTGCTAATGCACCTGTTGGGACTACCCTTGCTCTGCTGGAAAGAACGCTAAAAACCATGAGCGCCGTTCAAGCGCGGGTTCATGCGTCAATGAAACAGGAGTTTAAACTTCTGGCAGCAATTATTCGGGACAATGCCCCGGATGAGTATGAATATGACCCCAATGGGGCAGATCGGAAAGCTAAACAGTCCGACTACGACATGGTTGAGGTCATCCCTGTCAGTGATCCCAACAGTTCCACAATGGCTCAACGGGTTATGCAGTATCAAGCTGCTATCCAGTTAGCCCAAGGCGCACCACAGATTTACGACCTACCTCAGTTGCACCGGCAGATGTTGGAAGTTCTTGGAATTAAGAACGCCGAGAAGCTAGTGCCAATCGAAGACGACATGAAGCCCCGTGATCCAGTATCCGAGAACATGGCTTTCCTTACTGGCAAACCAACCAAAGCGTTTATGGTTCAGGACCACGATGCTCACATTGCTGTACATACATCAATGATGCAAGACCCGCTATTGATGGCTCAAATTGGTCAAAGCCCACAAGCGGCCAAGATGCAAGCTGAAATCATGGCTCACGTATCTGAGCATTTGGCGTTTGCCTATCGGAAGAAAGTTGAAGAGCAGCTTGGCGTACCCATGCCTCCGCCTAATGAAGACTTACCTCCAGAGGTGGAAGTTCAGTTGTCCAAGATCGTGGCTCAAGCAGCAGCACAGGTTCTGGCTCAGAGCAAAGGTCAAGCTCAACAACAGCAAGCTCAACAGGCTGCACAAGACCCGCTTGTTCAGATTCAACAAGCTGAGTTGCAGATCAAGACTCAAGAAGCTCAAACTAAAGCCAAGAAGGTCGATGGCGACTTAGCTATAAAACAGGCAGAACTGGAGCTTAAGAAAGATGAGTTAGCCATGAAGAACGGCGAAACTCCAGAAATGATTGCCGCTCGTCACCAGCAAGAGATGGCCCAACAGCAAGCTCAAATGCAAATGATGCAGCAGAAACACGCTCAAGAGTTACAGCAAGGTCAGCAACAACATGCTCAAGGCATGGCTCATGGTGGTCAGGTCCATCAACAAAAGCTCCAACATCAACAACAGCAAGCACATTTAAAAATGCTGCAAGCTAACAAACCACTAAAAAAATGACTGAACCTTTGTTTTCGGTAATGATGATTTGCTACAACAATGTGCAGTTTATTAAAGCGGCCATTGATAGCGTAAAAAATCAAACTTACAAAAATTGGGAGTTAATCATTAACGATGATTGCTCTACAGATGGAACATGGGAACTTGCACAAGCCCTTGCTAAATCAGATGGTCGTATTAAAGTAACACAAAATGCCAAAAACTTAATGACGCCAAAGAATAGGGCGGCGGCTTCTATGCTAATAAGTGGAGAACTAATTGGTCATTTAGATTCGGATGACATGTTATATCCATATGCCATTGAGTATATGGTTAACGCCATGAACAAACATCCAGATATTGCATTAATGTATTCGGATAAATCAGGTATTAATGCTGAAGGAAAAATTACTGCATATGATTTAATGACTGATTACCAACCAAATTTGGCATATTTTGGCTGGCGTCCATTTGGGGTATATCGAAAATCCATATTTGATACAACCAAAGGTTACAACACAGAGTTAACTGGCGGCTGTGAAGACGGCGATTTATTTATGCAGATTGCAGAAAAGCATAAATTTATGCGGGTGCCATATGTGTTGTACTACCATCGCTCCCATTCAACCAACACCAGCCCAAAAAATCATTCGTGCAAAACATGTCCAGATCGACCCGTATGTAACTATATAAGGGTCTGGAGTAAACACGCAAAGGTAGATCATTTAACTATGCTCCCATTGGAAAATAAAAATGACTGAACTCGACCTAATTGAGAAAAAGTTCAACGAGCATGAGCAACACTACGTTACCGCATTAACTCGCGGTAACTGTAAGGACTTTGGTGAGTACCAAAGAATTTGCGGGGTTATCCACGGTCTAAACCTTGCAAAAACCGAGCTAGAAGACCTGCGACGAAAATTGGAGAAATCTCAAGATGACTGAATTTGATGTAAAAGCCGTGGACCTTTCGGGGGTGCTTGGCAAAACTTCAGAGGATAAAGCCAGCCAAATTCCTGAGCCTAAGACATATCACTTGCTGTGTATGTTGCCTGAAGCCAAGGAAGAGTATGAGGGCGGGTTAATTAAAGCAGGACAGACAATGATGTACGAGGAGCTTCTATCCCCCGTGCTATTTGTGATGAAGATTGGTCCTGATGCGTTTAAAGACGAAAAGCGATTCCCTTCTGGGCCATCGTGCGAAGTCGGTGATTTTGTAATTGTTCGTCCTAACTCTGGAACGCGAATGAAAATCCACGGGCGCGAATTCAGACTCATTAATGATGACTCTGTTGAAGCAACTATTGATGACCCCCGTGGCGTCCAGCGCGTTTAAGGAGTAATCATGGCTGAAATTGAAAAAACCACGTTTGAGTTTCCAGACGAAGTAGAGGCAAAGAACCCCCGTGAAGGTGGTCGCGTTGTAACTCCTGAGCCTGAAGTTGAGATTATCGACGATACCCCCGCCGCAGATCGCAACCGTAAACCAATGACTGAAGCGCCGGTAGACCCTACTGACGAAGAGCTTGAGGCGTACTCCGAGAGTGCCAAGAAGCGGATCAAGCACTTTACCAAGGGCTACCACGAAGAACGCAGGGCAAAAGAAGCTGCGCTGCGAGAGCGCGAAGAGGCCGTTCATGCCGCTCAAGCTATTGCGGAAGAGAACCGCAAACTGAAAGGTTCCCTGAACCAAGGGCAACAAGCACTACTTGAGCAAGCCAAGAAAGTCGTGGCTAATGAACTGGAAGAGGTTAAGCGCGAATATAAAGCAGCTTACGAATCAGGTGATTCCGATGCGTTAGTTGCCGCGCAGGAGAAAATGACCTCAGTAAAGATCAAGGCTGAAAGAGTAAATAACTTTAAACCAGCTCCTTTACAAGAAGATAAACCTGTGGTACAAACACCACAACATGCTACTACTGATCAAAAGGCAGCAGCATGGCAGCGAGAAAATGACTGGTTTGGCTCTGATGATGAAATGACCAGCTTTGCACTTGGCCTACACAATAAGTTGGTTAAGTCAGGAGTTGATCCACAATCAGACGAGTATTACGAAAAAGTAAACTCTCGTGTGCGACAAGTGTTTCCAGAGAAATTCGACTCAGAGGAAACCGCTGATGCTCCTACTCAGCGCACCAATAAACAGAATGTGGTTGCACCGGCCACGCGAAGCACTGCGCCCCGAAAGGTCGTTCTTACGCAAACACAAGTGAATATCGCCAAAAGGCTTGGTGTTCCTTTGGAACTCTATGCCCGTAAGGTTGCTGAAGAAATGAGGAAATTAAAATGAATGGTCCCCGTACAACTCGTGAAAATGAATCCCGTGCGACTGAGGCTCGTCCCGCCGAAACTCGCCAAATGATGGAGCGTCCACTTTCGTGGAAGCCGCCTCAGCTATTGCCTGATCCTGCGCCGGAACCGGGCTACGCCTTTCGATGGATTCGGTTAAGCACGTTAAACGTTGATGACCCCATGAACATTTCTTCCAAATTCCGTGAAGGCTGGGAACCTGTAAAAGCATCGCAACATCCTGAAGTGCATGTGTTTGGGAAAGACTCAAGTCAATTCTCCGACAGCATCATTGTGGGTGGTCTGATGTTATGCAAAACACCTGTGGAGTTTATTGAGCAGCGTGATGCTTATTACCGCCAACAAGCGGATAATCAGATGGCCTCAGTAGATAACACCTACATGCGCGAAAATGATCCTCGTATGCCGCTATTCAAAGAGCGAAGTACAAAGGTTGTTTTTGGTAAAGGTACTTAAATTTAGGAGTCTTTTATGGCTTACCCCACGGTTTCGTCCCCCTACGGACTAGTACCGATCAACTTGGTCGGAGGTCAGGTTTTTTCTGGGTCTACCCGGAATTTGCCTATTGTTTACAACTATGCGTCCAACATTTTCTTTGGTGACTTTGTTGTTCTGACTCGCGGTTTTATTAACCGTGCTGCCATTGGTGCTACCACTGCCTCTAATGCTGTAACTGGCGTGTTTCTCGGCTGCTACTACACTAACCCTGCTACCAAGCAGCGTGTTTATTCGCAGTATTACCCCGCGAATACTTTGGCTGGTGATATTACGGCAATCGTTTGTGATGATCCAGATACTGTTTTCCGGGCAACGGTTTGCTCTGCTACCACTGTTGTGGCTTCGGGCGCTTTGGCTATGGTTGGTACGAATTTGTCAATGATTGACAACTCGACTGGCAACGTCAACACCGGCAACTCTACCAATGCTGTTTTGGCCCCCACGGCTACGCCTGTCACCACGATCCTCCCGGTTCGTTGTGTAGACGTTCTGCGTGATACCGCCATTGTCTTGGGCACGGCAACGTACTCCAGCATTGCTACTGCGACCATCACCGCTTCTGCTAACGTTACTTTTGCCGTTCCGGTAGGTACTGACGTTAGCTGGCTGGCGACTAACGGTTCTGCCGTGGAAACTGGCTCCTTTGTGAAGACTGCTATTGCTGCCAACAACACTACTTCAATTGTGTTGGATCAAGCTCCGTTGGCAACAATTGGTGCATCGGCAACGATGGTGTTCACTCAGTACCAAGAAATCTTGGTGAAACTCAACGTTTTGACGCACGGCTACTACAGCAGCGTTACCGCCTAATAAAGGAGCTAGATCATGACTATTTCTCGCGCACAGCTACTTAAAGAGTTGCTCCCCGGTCTTAATGCCCTTTTTGGCATGGAATACGCACGGTACGGCGAAGAACATAAAGAAATTTATGAAGTCGAGTCGTCTGAGCGTTCCTTTGAAGAGGAAACAAAACTGTCCGGTTTCTCTGCCGCACCAGTCAAAAACGAGGGCCAAGCCATCGCGTATGACAATGCTCAAGAGGCATGGACGGCACGGTACAACCATGAAACCATCGCAATGGGTTTCTCCATTACCGAAGAGGCAATGGAAGACAATCTGTACGATAGTCTCTCGGCACGGTACACCAAGTCCCTCGCCCGTGGCATGGCTTATACCAAACAGGTAAAAGCTGCTGCTATCTTGAACAACGGTTTTGCCACTAACTACACCTATGGTGACGGCGTTTCCTTGTTCTCGACAGTTCACCCTTTGGTTAACGGTGGCGTTAATGCTAACCGTCCATCAGTGGGTGTTGACCTAAACGAAACCTCTTTGGAAAATGCTGTGATTGGTATCGCTGCATGGACTGATGAGCGCGGTCTGCTGATCGCCGCAAAGCCGAAGAAACTAATCATTCCTCCAGCTTTGATGTTCGTTGCTACTCGTTTGTTGGAAACCAGCCTGCGTGTTGGCACTACCGACAACGATATCAATGCCATTAAAAACAATGGCTCAATCCCCGAAGGTTATACCGTCAATCACTTCTTGACCGATGTGAACGGCTGGTTCTTGACGACCGATGTTCCAAACGGCCTGAAGCACTTTGTACGTACTCCTTTGGCTACGTCAATGGATGGCGACTTTGATACTGGCAACCAGCGTTACAAAGCCCGTGAGCGTTACAGCTTCGGTGTCTCTGATCCGCTAGGCGTTTACGGTTCACCCGGTTCGTCCTAAAGTGAGTTAGGGTGGGGGGTTCCTCGCCGCTTACTTGAAAGGCTCCTTCGGGAGCCTTTTTTATTGCGTGTAAATATTAAACGTGATATATTGCAACTACTCCGGGCTTTCCGGTGCATCGAACTGTCCCGGCAGACGACATACCGATTGATGCGCTTATCTTGTATGTAAGGACAAATCATGGGAATCGCTACTCACCTCGGCCCTTGGCTGCTCGGCACCGTTAAAGACACCACCGGCACCACTGCTGGTTTGATCCGCAATATCGGTGCTACGCACTCAATCCAGTTCAAAACGGTTGCCTACGCCGATACAACTGCCCAGACTGTGTTGGCGTGTATCCCCGCCGGTTCGACCATTCAGTCGATTCAGTTCTTGACGACAACGGCGTACACCACCACGGCACCTACGTTTGCATTTTTTGTGAACGGCACGGCTATCAACAGCACAACGGCCCCCGCTGGTACTACCGCAGGAACTACCGGGCGCGGTGGTTTTACTTTGGGTACGTCCAACCCAAGTCTGGTTGCTAACGTCGGAACGTCCGACGCAATTGTTTCCTTTACGCAAACCAACGGTGGCGGCACCACAGGCGCTGGGATACTGGAAATCAGTTACATCGTGCGAAACTCTGACGGAACTTCGGTCCCTGTTTCTGCTTAATTAGGGGCTAACATGCGGCCAATACGAGTTACTGTGGGGTCGGCGACAGCTTCTGCGACTATCCCACTTGACACCTACTCAGACCCTTTCAATGTGGGTCTAGCCGTAGTTTTGTCAGCAGGAGCTTCGCTGACATACACGGTGCAGCACACCTTTGACGATGTGTTTGCAAAGAACTTTGACCCGGCTACTGCGACATGGTTTAGCCACGCCACGCTAGTCACAAAGACTGCATCTTCGGACGGCAACTATGCCTATCCTGTTACTGCAACTAGGTTGAACATTACTATTTGGGTGAGTGGCACGGCCACCCTTACGGTTGTTCAAGCTGGAATGCCGGGGAGATAACATGACTATTGACATTGGCGCACTGCGCCGTTTCCAAGCGACATGGGGTCCAGTCATTGACGTTATCCCAGACGTTATCAACATGGCCGAGCAGCAAGCTGACCTAGAGCGCGGCCTTGCGGCAAAGCGGCTTGAGTTGACCAAAGCTACGGCGGCAATCGACGCAGCGTATGAAGAGGCCGACAAACGGCTTGTAACCCTGAATGCCGAGTTGGTCGAGGTAAGTAGCCAGAAGGCAGCGGTTGCTGTTGAGATTGACGCAGCCAAGCAAGCGGCAGCAGAAGCAGCCAGAACTGCGGACGCTTCAGCTAAAGAACGGTTAGCCGCTATCGAAACTCAGATCACCGAAAGCGCAGCAGTGCTGGCTAAAGTGGGTGTTCAGATTGCAGCGGACACCTCGGCGGCGCAGGCAGAACATGCTACGGCGGTCAAGGTTATGGAGTCTGAAATCATGGACCTTGAGAAGCGCAAAGCTGCTGCTGAAAAGGCTCTTGATACGCTACGTGCAAAGCTGGGGTAAGTAATGGCAGTAAGTGGCGTAAGCTACGTTGAAGGGCTGGATAGTGGCGAACAAAACTACACCCAC